CATTGAGATCTGGGTCTCTGAGGAGGTCTACCTGAAACTCGAAGCGCTGTCAAAGAAGGCAGTGGAGAAGAAGGAGGCCAGCGAGAAGGATTCTCGCAATTCAAAGAAACCAGAGGAGAAGGAAGGCGCTTCCAAGAAGACGAAGAAGGCTGTCAAGAGTGTCAAGAAGGCACAAGACAAGCATCAGTCTGAATGGCTGGCGGCACAGGAGTGCCACTACTGCCATGTGAAGGGCCATCTGAAGGACCAGTGTCCTAAGGCTGCTGAGGCGAATCGACTCGCTAAGGAGAAGCCGGAGGCACGTCTCAGTGGGGACCAGTTTCGCACTGGGCATGTGAGAAAGTCGTGTGGCTGGGCGGAGAGTGGAACGCAGCAAATGTGTTTCGCCGCTTGTATGAACGGACTTGTCACGTGTCAGCATCTCTTTAAGGAGGGGGCTGAAGATGTGACATTCTACCATGCCGTGTGTGCGGTGGAGGGATTGGTGTTGAAGAGTGATAAAGCTAAGAAGATTGGGAGAGATCTCGTGTGGTTCCCAAGACCGCAGGGATGGAAGTCTGAAGACTGTCCCAACCTCATCGCAAGCAAGGGACTCAAGGTCGGAGTCAGAGTGCAACTCTGTACGTACGATTCGCGAGCCTTAGCTTTGGCGAGTGAGCCAGCGTTGGATATTGGCTGCATCACATCATTCATCACAGTCTCTGGTGAAGAGGTGGCGTATTATAAGTTAGAGTCACGGGACGGAAACTGTGGCTCGCCAGTCGTGGATACTCACGGTAAGATCGTGGGTTGGCACAATGCTTCAGCGGGAGCTGAGAATGCATTTGTGCCCATGACGGCGCTTATTCACAAAAACGCCACGGGTAGCCCTTTTTAAGTGGCCCGCTGCCAAGTGTGGAACAGTGGTCGGCATGGTACTCCAAGTACCTTGATAGAACTGTTTTTCACACCTCTGGTTTCATGTTCAGTGGGCGCGAGGCTGGCTCTCAACAATATCGAGAGTGGTTTCGCAAGGGCCAATTTACCTATGTGGGCAGAGTGTGCCGTACTTCAACAATGAAGGCACGCGAAGTTCGCAACTCTTCACTTTCCGGATTCTGTCAGGGGCAGGGGATTGACTACCCTTCTGCCTATCGACAGGTCTCACCCAACATGGAGGCATCGTTTAAATCTGTGTCGAAATATGATAAGGAGCAGCCGCTCCTCGATCACAGAGCCTGGGTCATGTCGGGTGAGTGGACCAAGAGGCACTTTCGCTGTATGGCGGGGAGCCGGGTCCAAACGTTGATGGAGGTACTCGGGGAGATGGATAAGGCCACCTCCTGCGGGTATCCCTGGTCGTTGAAGTTCAAGAACAAACGTGATTTCCTGGAGAACGGGAATGGCGAAATGGTGCTAGACACGTATTGGGAAGAACTGGCGCTGTCAGAAAATGAGATGGCTCCGATTTGGACATGTTCGCAGAAACGCGAGCTCAGGTCAACTGAGAAGATCGCGGAAAATCGTCTACGTACGTTTCTTGCAAGTCCTTTCGAGCACTCATCAGCGCTGAACAGAATGTGTTTGGATCAAAACAATCTGTTTTACGATCATGCTAATGATGGTATCTGGTCCGTCGTTGGCGCAACAAAGTTCCTTGGAGGCTGGAATAAACTCTATCATCGATTATCAAGCCCGCGGAATAATAGTACGCGTGGTCATGAACGCAATGCGTTCGAACTCGATGAATCTGAGTATGATTCCAGCCTGTTTGTGCAAGCCCTGTTGGGCCAGCGTGACATCAGATGGTCAATGCTTGACCCAGATGATCGTACACCAAACAATTGGATTCGGATGGAAAAACTGTATGATGCAGTAGTACATTCGGTCATTGTGTTGGAAAACGGTGAACTGGTGCAGAAGCATACTGGCAATCCTAGCGGCAGCAGCAACACTATCGTGGATAATACCATGATTTTGTATCGTCTGTTTGCTTATGCTTTGATTCTTTTGGCACAAGAGCAGCAACGCGAGCCCTCGCAAGAGGACTTTGAGACGCAAGTTGAAGCAGCGCTCTGTGGTGATGATAATACGTTCACTTGTAGTGATGAAGTAGTAGGGTGGTTCAATCCCCCGAACATCTCACGAATTTGGACTTCTATTGGAGTCACAACCAAAACTCCATGTGAGACACCACGTCCTCTGCACGAAACTTCGTTCCTTTCGAACGGGTTTGTGTATGACGCGAAGATGTCTATGTGGATGCCAGTCCCCGAAGCTGAGCGAGTCTTGTGCTCGTTGGCTTGGGGCTCTGACATTGATGATGTGCGCTGGCACTATCTACGTGCTTGTGCCCTTCGACTTGATTCTTATTACAACCCGACGTGTCGTCGCGTGTTGGAAAAGTATCTGTCATATCTCAACCAGCAGCATGGGGAAGAACTTCGAGGTGTGGTCGAGCGGGAAACCGGCGACATGACTTGGGAGACCATTAAGACTAACTGGAAGAGTGATGCTTGGATTGAAGCATTGTACTGCGGGGAAGAGGCAACGACTGATCATCGTTCGTCGGCCGAGAAGGCGCCTCGTTTAGGATTTTGAAACGAAGCCGCGGCACAAGTGTCGCTCGTTTTTAAAATTCTGACCAACAGTACTTGCAACAACAGCAGCTATGACGAAGTCCGCAGCTGCGAAAGCACGACAGAAGCTCAAGAAGAAGGCAGCCAAGATGGCTAAGAAGGGCGCCGCCAAGGTTGGGGCGCCGCTGAAAAGCCATCAGAAGCTGAAGCCGGGTGGCGGGAGACCGTTCATCCCGGTGGGGCCTGGAGATAACATCAGAGGCTCCAAGAAGGGAGGGATTCGCAATTTTATGGTGAGTGGCGCTACAACGCGCCGCTCCCAGACGATCTGCGAGGACGAGTACATCGGAGAGGTGCTTGCTACTAGCACTGGTTTCGCCACCGTGCAGTACATGTGCAACCCTGGGCAGGCTACAACCTTCCCATGGGGCAGCAAGATTGCTGCCCTCTACGAGGAGTATGAGTTCGACTATCTCGAGTTCTATTACAAGCGTGAGGTGTCAGAGTACGCCTCCCTTGGAACGACTGGGAAAGTCATCCTCTCCTTCGACTACGATGCGTCGGATTCTGCACCCACCACGAAGCAGCAAGTGGAAGACACTGTGCCGCACATGGATGGGATGCCGTCGACTCCTGAGATCCGCCTCAGGATAGACTGTGCGCGAATGCGCAAGAACGTCGCTAAGTACGTGCGGCCTGGAGCGCAGCCCGCGAATACTGACATCAAGACGTACGATTGTGGCAACCTGTATGTGTCCACCTATGGCCTGGAGGCCAGTTCAGGGACGCTTGGGGAGCTGCGTGTGCGCTACTGCTGTCGATTCAGCGAGCCTGTGCTGGAGGCGTCACAAACTGTGGGAGGTGCTGTGCACTTCTCGTCTCTCACTTCTACATCTGCGAGTAACTTTGCAGGTGCCGTGCAGCAGGCGGGTGCAACACCTTCACTGGCAGGGATCACCTGCGCAGGAAACACTGTGACCTTCCCGGCGAACATTCCGGGGAACTACATCATCGCGATTGCGTTGGCAGCGGGGACGTCAACGTCCGCGCTGTCGCTCAATTCGGTGACTGGAGGCGTGTCTTCGCTTGCGCTGCTTTCGAGCGGCGGCACGCGTGACAGCTCCAACTCCATGTTTTCACTAGCTGGGACTACGGTCTCTGGCGCGATGGCCCTCTACTGTCTGTCCTTGACAGCTGCTGGGGGAACGGTCGTGTTCAATCCGGGCACGATTGTGAC